ATCCGAGTGTGAGGCGAGCACAAGCACAGGCAGCCCGCACGAGTGTCCGCCGATCCACACCCGCACGCCCCGCATACCAGAGCATCCAATCCCCGCGATGACAGGTGCGCCAGAGGGCTTCGGGACCCTGGTCGGAGGCCGACTCGACCCAGAGAATCGCCTCCTCACAGGCGCACATCGATCGCAGTGTGTCGGCGGTGTCAGGGTTCTGGTCGGAGGCCGACTCGGCCTCGTGAATCGCATCTTCAGTCTTCATCGTCATTGTCATCGTTCCTCCGTCGGTCACAAGACTGTACGTCCTCGCCCGCCAGTGATCAACGGGGTAGCGTGACGAGACTCACGCCCACCCCGCCACGTCGCTCCGGGTGGCCGTCAACACACCTCCGCCGGAGATCGCGGCGTCATACGCAGCGGCGAGCGCGTCCACCTGATCGTCGTAGCGGTCTCCCTGACCAGAAAAGGCCGTGACCTCATCGAGGAACCCATTTAGCCATGACGCGCGTCGGGGGACCAGGATCTGTCCCTCCGACCATGCTGCCGCAACGGGGAGGGCGCGCTGGAACTTGTCGCCGGTTGGCCTGGTCGCCCTGACGCGAGCACCGTAGGCGCGCATCAGGTCTGCCACACCGACCTCCGGCCCCGGCGCGTACCAGTTGGCCGGTGCGCCGCCGTAGCGGGCTTGAATCTCCGCAAGCTCGGCGGCGAAGTCGGGGGCAGAGCATTGCCTGTGCGCCACGTCCACGACGTGGTGGATGCCGCGGTGGTCGGTTGCCAGTACTACCGCGGCTGAGTAGTCCGATTGAGTTTTGACACTGTACGCCAGGTCAACGCCGATTGAATAACGGACCCTCTCGGTCGGGAGGTGGTCGGTGTAGAACGGAGCGCTGAAGAGCTCCTGGCCTCGAGGGCGTGGGTCGCCGAGGTACTTGGCCGCCCACTCGTACGGGCCGACCTGGGCGCGCTTGCGCCGGAGGGCGTCGACGGAATGGAGCTCTGGTGCCAGCGGCCGGTCGTCGTCGTCCAGCGCGCGTAGACTGACGTGTTCGAACTGGTAGGCGTCGGGGGATGACCGAGACAGGGCTAGCAGGCGAGAGGTGATATCATCGACGTGCCACCGCGTCTCGATGTGGATAATGGAGGCGCCGCGCTGGAGTCGATCGAACGCGACCCCCTGATACCAGCCCCAGACGCGATCTCGCTGTGTTCGAGATTCGGCGGCCTCGCGGTCCTTTATCGTGTCATCTGTGATCAAGATATCGACGGGAAAACCGGTGAGGCTGCCGCCGATACCGACCCATCGGCACGAGCCTCCGCCGGGTAGCGGCCAGTGGTCGGCGGTGCCGACGCCGTGGGGGACCAGGTTGGCCCGCGCGGCCTGGTGCCGCGTTTCGGCGGCGACGGCCTTGGCGCGCTCCCATGAGTAGCTGACGTAGGCTAGTCGCTTGCCGTGGAGGCGGGCGGCGAGCCAGACGAGGCCGTGCTGAGCGGTGAGTGTTTTGCCGTGCTGCGGAGGGCAGTTGATGACGGCGGCGACCTGTTGGCCGTCGGCGATGCGTCGGTAGAGGTCGGCGACGGGGTCTAGCCATCGTGGGGGGATGACTTTGCGCCCCCCCTGATGCGGTGTGATGGCTGGGATGTAGTCTAGCAGGTCGAGGCGGAGCCTGGGGTCGAGGCGGGGGCTCGAGGTCTGGGCCGCCGTGCGGAGACGCGCGATGCGCGCGGCCCTCGAGCGTGGCATCAGTCGATCCCGTCGACGTCGTGGCCGTCGTGGAGCTCGAGGAGCTCTTGGCGGACGGTCTCGGTCTCGAGGGCGAGTGAGACGAGCGATCGGAGCGCGTCGAGGGGCGGCGCCTCGTCGTGGGCGAGTGCGTGGCCGACTCGGGCGGAGACGTCTAGGGCGAGGTCTCGGAGGACCTCTGCCAGCTCGTCGATGGGGGTGCTGGTCATCGGGGGTGCTTTAGCACATTTGTGCTGCCGAGCGCCGCTCAGCGAGGGCCTCGACCAGCCCTTGGGTCTCGACGATTGTGGAGTTGGCCAGGATGGCGTTCTTGGCGGCCTGCTCGCAGGCGTGAGTGATCTCGGCATGGCTGAGCGATTCGGCCGCTGCCGCCGCATCCGACCATGCGACTCGTGTGGTGTTCAGCAGACCGAGCGGTGTCCGCATGACCTTCGTCGCGATCTCCTTCGACGGCAGCGAGTACTCCACCACGGAGTCGAACCGGCGGAAGAGTGCGCGGTCCAACAGCTGGACGTGGTTCGTAGCGCCGATTACCAAGCTGTCCGAATCGTCCTGCTCGAGAAACTGAAGAAACGAGTTGAGAACCCGCCGGATCTCTCCCAGGTCGTTGGGCGCGGCGCGTTCGCTTCCCAACGCGTCGAATTCATCGAAGAGATACACGCCGCGCGTCTCCCGGATCGCGTCGAAGACGAGGCGCAGCTTGGCGGCGGTCTCGCCCATGTACTTGGTGATCAGGCCGTCGAGTTGGGTGGAAAACAGCGGTAGGCCCAGCTCTCCTGCCAGTGCGGCCGCGGTCATCGTCTTGCCCGTGCCGGGCGGTCCCACGAGGAGGAGCTTCCGCATCGGGGCGAACCCATGCTCGCGAATGCGATCGCGCTGGCGTTGCTCGGCGAGGACGCGCTCGAGGCGGTGCTCGACCCGCTCGTCGAGGGCCATTTCCGCGAGGCGGGTCGTCGGGTGACCGACCGTGAGTAGCCCGGCCAGCTCACCTTGGGGCTGCACCAGCGGGGTGGGCTTGCGCGGGTTGGCTTCACGCGTGCGGTCCACGAGATCGCGTAGCTCCCGGGCGAACTTGTCGTGCCCGTTGCGCGCTGCCTGGGCGGCCACCTGCATGGCGATGCGGCGGAAGCGAGCGTCGTCGCCCTCTGTGTGGCTCGTGATCAGGGCCTTGATTTGGTCTGCCTTCGCCATAGTTTCGCTCGTCGTCGGCGCCCGACGGCGCCCGGGGCGGTGGCAGGTCCGTAGGGGCCGGGCCTCCAGCCCGGAGCCCGTAGGGCCTGGCACCGTCCCCGGTGCCGAGGCGACGGGGGATTTGTTAGACTCGGACACTACGAGGGATTGGGCCCTGGAGGGCCACCCTCTTGGTCCGAGTCTAACAAATCCCTCGGCGCCGTCAAGGGTTGATCGGAAGAAAGTTGGAGAGGCTGCTGTAAGTCGTTGAAATCGTTGAAGTTTCGCCGGGGAGACCACGTGAGGAGAACGCGAACTAGCTCGAGGACACTAACGACGTTAGCGACGCCCATAAAGGAAAACACCCCAAAAAGCCTTGATTTTCGGGGGTTCGGGCCGCGTCACTAAGTTTGAGCCGCTCAGACCGCCAACAGCCGCCAGAAACGCAAAAAGCCCCGCCGGATGGCGAGGCTCTAGCGGGGCGGAGGCGGCCGGTGTCAGTCGGCGGTGGGTCGCCACCGGAAGCCGGCGACGTCGTCGTCGTCGTCAGCGAGGCACACGGCCTCCGGGTCGGCCTCCTCCCATGCGAGGTCGGCCACCGACACAGTCGCCGAGCGGTCGGCGTGGTCGGTGATGCGCCGGTAGAGGGTCATGCCGTCCCATGCGTAGGAGACCTCGACCATCTGGCCCTGGTAGACGCGGGGGGTGCGGTAGGTGAGTTCGTCGGTCATCGTTGTCGTCCTTTCTTTTGCGCTTACACCTATAATATACGTCGCCTGGGCCAGAGATCAAGGGGTGCGAGGAGAAAAATCGTCACCAGTCCACCACGCCTAGCAGGTCGAGGAGCTCCTCTCCCGTCGACGGGTCCCCCTCCCGCCGGTACCACCGCTTGCGGCACCTCTCGACCGGTAGACCGTACACCCGTGCCAGATCCGACACCGTCGCCCCACGCATGTCGCCCCACCATATCCTCGGGTGACCGCGTGAGTCGTATTCGTGTGAGTAGACTCAACGGAGGGGGTGGCACACGCGCCGCACATGGCGCATGCATACCGCGATGGTGGCGCCCCGCATACCGAAGCACCTCCGCGAATACCTCCGCGCTCTCGGCTGTACCTACGACCAGCGGTCGAAAGAGTGGGTCGACCCCACCGGCCGATATTACGTAGAGGAAATCTACGTCAACGACTGGGATGGTGTGGATGTGCGGTTCGAGCCCCTGCAGGAAGGCGGCGGAAATTGAAGGACTATTACGCGATCACGGTTACAAAAAGAACAGAAGACGCCTACGTCACGCGGTACGTCGGCAGGGCGTACCAGGTCGGAACCGATTGGCGGTATGCGCTGGATGCAGGCTACACCTGGCTGGGCCACCGGTCGGGGGCCATCGGCGAGCCTGACGATGGCCAGCAGCTAGATGTGGACGGCCCCGAGGGGCGCGTCCTGGCCACCCTGAAGCACGTCCACACGGGACTCAATCACAAAACTTTCAAGCGAAGAATCGTAAAACAGTGACTAGACCCGTGTTCATGTCAAGCGCCAACTCTAAATGGATAACGCCACAGGTGGTCCTGAGCCGCGTTCTCCGCGTTTTTGGAGGTCAAATTGACACCGACCCCTGCACAGACCCGAGTAACCCAGTCGGTGCCAGCCGTTTTTGCACCACGGGCGGCCTAGAATCCCCCTGGGAGGGGGCGGTCTACGTCAACCCGCCCGGGGGGCGGGTAGGGGCGAGATCCGCGTCATCTGTATGGTGGCAGCGATGCATGCAATGTATCGATTTCCCAACCGACACGGGCGATAGGGTTACAGACATCATTTTTTGTGCGTTCAATCTAAATTCCTTGCAAACCTGTCAGAACCAGCATGATCCCGCACGGTCTATATTGGCGTACCCGATTGCCATCCCTCGCCGGAGGGTGGCGTATGTCGACCCGGTGACCGGCCGGTCCACCGTCGCCCCTCCGCACCCTTCAGCGTTTATCTACATCCCGGTCGCGCGCGATCGTACATCGCAGTTTTGTGAGGTTTTCGGTGAG